TTAAATGCGCTGGTCATTTGATATAGGTAAAATGCTTGTAAAGAGTTTTTCGTCATATAGTGCGTACTCAGGTATGTAATCACCATTGCTTTTACCTGTTTGGAAGATAGAGGGGTCCTTGTCGATTAAAACATATAACTCAATGAGAATATTTCTTAGTCCCCAAAGCATTTGCTTTAGTTGTTTTTCATCATTGAATGAGATGCTTATGGCTTCCGTATCTGGTTTTGGATGTTCAGGAATTATTGAGAAAAGATGTTCTTGGTATTTATAATCAATTCCAAGTAGTCTGCAAAGTTGAATTATGTTTGATTCTATGAGTCGTAGGCTAACTAATTGGTTGTCATGATTTTTGTTGTTGGACTTAAGCGATTTGTTTATGTTGTTATAATGATTTGTTGTTTTTCGAATAAAATCTTCTTCGATAGCGGTGCTATAGCCATTATCAATGGAAGATGATTTGAAAATATTTTTATAAAGAGTGTACGGATGAACTACAGATAGTTCAATACTGTCTATATCACTAGTTTCTTTATTTAATCTTGATAATTTAAATGTTGGTAGTGTTTGGAATATATCAGCGAAGCTTTTCAGATGTGAGTAATATGAATCAGTGGTGTTTTTTTCAATAACAAGATTGATTTGCTTTTGTGTTTTTTCTATTTGGTTCTCTGTTTGTGTGGTTCTATGTATATTGTTGACGATTGCTGCAAGAGGTACCGAAGAAGCTAAAATAAATAATGGCAATTTAGAGATGTCAAGAAAGTGATTAAAACCGTCTGATGTGAAATTTAAATCGTGGCCTTTCCAAGCCCAGAGGCCATACAAAACAAACATTTTTAACGGTACGATAATAGATGCTATGAATAATGGTTGTTTTAATAGATTTTTCTCATTTAGTTTAAGCCAATTGAAGCAATAGAACATAAGTATCAATCCAAGTATATAAGCTACACTAAAGAAGATAAAAACTCTTGGACGATTAGTGTATATCAATGCTAAGGCAATTAAGATAGTAATGATTGCGTAGGTAATGATTAATGTGAGCTTTTTTTTCATTCTATTAAACCAAATTATGTAAAGGATTTTTTGTAACAGCATCTTCTAGATGGTCTGGAGAAAAGTGTGCGTAAACCATCGTCATTTTTATATCGGCATGGCCCAATATTTCTTTAAGGACAAGAATATTCCCGCCATTCATCATAAAATGACTGGCGAATGTATGACGCAGCACGTGGGTGCATTGGCCCTCTGGTAGCTCGATGCCTGCTCGCTTTACTGCTCGTTCAAAGGCTTTTCTGCACGGTGTGAATAGTTTCCCTCTGTTCTTGGGGAGTTCATCATACAGATTTTGAGATATCGGCACGGTACGATTTTTCTTACCTTTTGTCTTGGTATAGGTGATCCGGTATTTTGATAACTGATGGCCCTGCAAGTTTTCTGCTTCACTCCATCGCGCACCAGTAGCCAGGCATATTTTTGCAATCATTAGTAGGCTGGTGTTTTGAGATTCGGCGCAGGCATTAAGCAGGCGTTTGATTTCGTCCGTGGAAAGAAAAGCCAATTCACCTTCAGCAATTTTGAAGGTTGGAAGCCCTGCCAGCGGGTTTGGTGCGGACCAGTGCCCTAGTTTTTTCAATGTACCGAACACCGATGACAGGTTACGCTGCTCAAGATTAACTGTGCGAGGTTTAACGGGTGACATGAACGAGCCGTCTTCATTTTGGACCTCCCCCTTTAATCTGGCTTCCCGATATTTTGTGAAATCACCTGCTGTCAGCTCAGAGGCGATGGGATCGCCTAGACCATTACAGATAATTCTAAGTTTCGCCATCAGGCGTTTGGGGTCTGCGAGTGTTTGACCATATAGGGAATACCACTGCTCAATCACTTCTGATAATCGCCGCCGATCTTCCTTCTCACCAAGCCATGGCTTTTTGTTTACTTCGTCCATGGTGAAGCTTTCAAATGCAATGGCTTCGCCTTTGGTAGCAAATTGCTTACGCACGCGCTTACCATTGCGTCCATTGGGATAGCACTCACACAACCATTTTCCGTTCGGCTGTTTTCTGATGGTCATAAGTTAGAGGTTCTTGATTACTTTGACTGCACGTCCTACGACTTCCACATCATCTACAGAACATTCAAATGAAGTGTCATCTTGGTTAACTACTATTTTGTTTCCGGGTATGCGCGCAATTTTGACGATGCTTTTAACTCCGTCCATATCGACTAACCAGAAACCATTACTGACTTGTTTAACGGACGTATCCACTACAAAGCTATTATTAGCTGTTTTAACAAATAAAGCGTTGGATGAGTCACCATCGAGCAGGCTGCTATCAAGAAGAATTTCATCACTTGCCTGCAGTTCGCCGTTCTTCAGTTCAACACGTTTGATGCTAGGAGCAACGATCTTAGAAAGTGGTCTTACAGTGACGGGAGGTTCATTTTTGAGATTTGTTTCTTCGTTCTCACACGCATACATATCTCCTTGACCAGTAGCCAGCCATAGAAGGGAGACTCCTGTTTCAAGGGCACATTGAATTACCCATTCGGCAGGAAAGCTATCCCTTAAGTATCTGTTAGCCATAGTGCTTTTGGATACCTCCAGATGTTCGCAGAGCTGCTGTCGTGAGCTGAAGTTGTAAGCCTTAATAAGCCTGTTAATTGCATCGCGCCCACCACTATCATTTCCCGCCTTGATCAAACTCATAATCAAACCCCTTGACGTATATAAAAAGTGATCCTAATATCCATTTATGGTTTGAAAAGCAAAACCAAACCACATAAAACAAGATAAAACGAAACCAAACTAAGAGATACTGCACTATGAGTACTGATATTTCAATTCGTGTACCAAAAGAGATGGCTACGCCTGCAGAGTTCGCGGAATGGGAAGGTATCTCCCGCGGCTCCGTGTATCAAAAAATTCACCATGGTCAGCTTGCTAAATACATGGTCAAGAAAGAAAAAAACAAAGGCCGCGTAAGCCTGCGTTATTTAATGTACAAAACCGATCAGGTCCGTGAATCCCTCGGTCATTCCAACTTCCGCGTCATTGTTGGTAAGTAAGTTCAATTATGAGAACTTTCTAAGGGGGTAGCATGTTTGATTATAAGATTTCCAAACACCCGCATTTTGATGAAGCCTGTAGAGCTTTTGCACTTCGTCACAATATGGCGAAGCTGGCAGAACGTGCAGGAATGAATGTCCAGACTCTGCGAAACAAACTCAACCCAGATCAACCGCATCAGCTCAATGCGCCAGAAATCTGGCTGCTTACCGATCTGACTGAAGATTCAACGCTGATAGATGGTTTTCTGGCACAGATTCACTGCCTGCCATGTGTACCGATTAATGAGGTAGCAAAAGAGAAACTGCCGCATTACGTCATGAGTGCAACCGCAGAGATCGGGCGTGTTGCTGCAGGTGCGGTATCTGGCAATGTAAAAACCAGTGCAGGTCGTCGTGATGCTATCAGCAGCATTAACTCTGTAACACGACTGATGGCGCTGGCTGCTGTTTCATTGCAGGCCCGTTTACAGGCTAACCCGGCGATGGCGAGTGCAGTTGATACCATGACTGGCCTTGGTGCTTCATTCGGTTTGCTGTGAGGTGCTTATGCTTACGAAAGAACCATCATTTGCATCGCTGCTGGTTAAACAAAGCCCGGCAATGCACTACGGTCACGGCTGGATCATGGGTGAGGATGGTAAACGCTGGCATCCGTGCCGTTCACAAGATGAATTGCTGGCAGAACTATCTACGAAAAAAAGGGGGAACAAATGGCTATTGAAGGCGCTGCGGCGACTGTTCCATTAAGCCCCGGTCAACGCCTGAATGGACTTAATCACATTGCGGAGTTAAGGGCGAAAGTTTTTGGTCTGAATATTGAGTCAGAGCTTGAGCGGTTTATTAAAGATATGCGTGATCCACGCGATATTAATAGCGAACAAAATAAACGGGCACTGGCTGCCATATTCTTTATGGCAAAAATTCCAGCTGAACGTCATAGCATCAGCATTAATGAGCTGACCACTGACGAAAAGCGGGAGTTGATTAAAGCAATGAATCATTTTCGTGCAGTAGTGAGCTTATTCCCCAGACGGCTAACCATGCCGAATTAACCAACTAATGAAATTCATGGCGTAAACCCGCCGGGTATCCCTTTAGCTAAATTCAGGAGAATTGATTATGCGTAATATTGAAACCCTCACGACTAAAACCGGACCGGATGATGCAGGGCTTAATATTTTACTGACAGAGGCTCGTCTGGAAGAACGCCGGGCAAGAGCTGAAGCAATGGCAGCTCGCCTTGATAGCCTTGCGTGCCATATCACATCCCGCCAGCTAAACCACGTTGAAGCGGCTGAACTGCTGCGTGTGGCAGCTGAAGCAATCCAGAACGAAGCGCAGGAGATCCACTAATGGCTGATGCAATGGATCTCGTACAGCAGCGCGTTGAAGAAGAACGCCAGCGCCATATCCGTTCTGCCCGTGCCAAAACGCCGGGCGTGTCCCGCGTGCTTTGCATTGAGTGTGAAGCGCCAATTCCGCCAGCACGCCGCCGCGCCATTCCGGGTGTGCAGCTTTGCATTACCTGTCAGGAAATCGCAGAGCTGAAAGGCAAACATTACAACGGAGGTGCTGTATGAGCACCATCCTGAAATGGGCGGGAAATAAAACCGCCATTATGTCCGAACTGAAAAAGCATCTTCCTGCTGGCCCGCGACTGGTTGAACCTTTCGCGGGTTCCTGTGCAGTGATGATGGAGACGGAGTACCCCAGCTATCTTGTTGCGGATATTAATCCTGATTTAATCAACCTCTATAAAAAGGTTGCTGCTGATTGTGAATCGTTTATATCTCGCGCCAGAGCTTTATTTGAGGAAGCAAACAGGGAGGTGGCTTATTACAACATAAGGCAGGAGTTTAATTACTCAACTGAAATTACTGATTTCATGAAAGCGGTATATTTCCTGTATCTCAATCGTCACGGTTACCGTGGTTTATGTCGCTATAACAAGAGCGGGCATTTCAACATTCCCTACGGTAATTATAAAAATCCGTATTTCCCTGAAAAAGAAATTCGCGCATTTGCAGAAAAAGCCCAGCGAGCAACGTTTATCTGCGCCAGCTTTGATGAAACGCTGGCGATGTTGAAGGCGGGGGATGTGGTGTATTGCGATCCGCCGTATGACGGTACGTTTTCCGGCTATCACACTGATGGTTTCACTGAAGATGACCAGTATCACCTGGCATCCGTTCTTGAACATCGGTCATCAGAAGGACATCCGGTCATTGTTTCTAACAGTGACACATCCCTGATCCGTTCGTTGTATCGCAATTTCACCCACCACTACATCAAAGCAAAACGCAGCATCGGTGTGGCAGCTGGCGAGGGTAAATCAGCAACAGAAATCATTGCTGTTTCCGGGCCGCGCTGCTGGGTGGGATTTGATTATTCGCGTGGCGTGGACAGTTCTGCCGTGTACGGAGTACGTGCATGAGTCATGCCGATATGAACAACTGCTGCGGCTTTAACGAGGCTGCCGCAGCATTCTCATGGAACAGCCCGAAAAAGGCCATTAACCCTTATCTGGACCCGGCGGAAGTTGCGCCGGTTTCTGCGCTTTCAAACCTGATCACTTTGTACGCTGCCGATAACGAGCAGGAACAACTGCGCCGCGAGGCACTGAGTGATCAGGTCTGGGAGCGTTATTTCTTTAATGAATCCCGTGATCCTGTCCAGCGCGAAATGGAGCAGGATAAGCTCATTAGCCGGGCAAAGCTGGCGCATGAGCAGCAGCGTTTTAATCCGGACATGGTCATTCTGGCGGATGTCAACGCCCAGCCTTCCCATATCAGCAAGCCGCTGATGCAACGTATTAAATACTTCAGCAACCTGGGCAGGCCAAAGGCTTATTCCCGCTATTTGCGTGAGACGATTAAGCCATGCCTGGAACGACTGGAGCATGTACGCGACAGCCAGCTATCTGCATCTTTTCGTTTTATGGCAAGCCATGAAGGGCTGGACGGTCTGCTGATCCTGCCTGAAATGAGTCAGGATCAGGTGAAACGCCTGTCCACCCTTGTCGCTGCGCATATGAGCATGTGTCTTGATGCCGCTTGTGGTGATTTGTACGCCTCCGATGATGTTAAGCCGGAAGAAATCCGCAAGACATGGGAAAAGGTGGCAGCAGAAACCCTGCGACTGGATGTCATACCGCCTGCGTTTGAGCAACTCCGCCGGAAAAGAAACCGCCGCAAACCTGTGCCCTATGAACTCATTCCGGGTTCGCTGGCGCGTATGCTGTGCGCCGACTGGTGGTATCGGAAATTATGGAAGATGCGTTGCGAATGGCGGGAAGAGCAGTTGCGTGCTGTCTGTCTGGTCAGCAAAAAAGCATCTCCCTATGTCAGCTATGAAGCCGTGATGCATAAACGTGAGCAGCGCCGTAAGTCGCTGGAGTTTTTCCGTTCTCATGAACTGGTGAACGAAGACGGCGACATGCTGGACATGGAGGATGTGGTAAACGCCAGCAGCAGCAACCCGGCGCATCGCCGCAATGAGATGATGGCCTGCGTTAAAGGTCTGGAGCTTATCGCGGAAATGCGTGGTGACTGCGCCGTTTTCTACACCATCACCTGTCCGTCACGTTTCCATTCCACGCTAAATAACGGCAGGCCAAACCCGACCTGGACCAACGCGACAGTAAGACAAAGCAGCGATTATCTGGTCGGCATGTTTGCTGCATTTCGTAAGGCTATGCACAAAGCCGGATTGCGCTGGTATGGCGTGCGGGTGGCTGAGCCGCATCATGACGGTACAGTTCACTGGCACCTGTTGTGTTTTATGCGCAAAAAAGATCGCCGCGCCATTACTGCTTTGTTGCGTAAGTTTGCCATTCGTGAAGACCGCGAGGAGCTGGGGAATAACACGGGACCACGCTTTAAGTCTGAGCTGATTAACCCGCGCAAAGGAACGCCGACAAGCTACATCGCGAAATATATCAGCAAGAACATTGACGGGCGTGGTCTGGCTGGCGAGATCAGCAAGGAAACGGGTAAATCTCTGCGTGATAACGCTGAATACGTGAATGCCTGGGCGTCTTTGCATCGTGTTCAGCAATTCCGCTTCTTTGGCATTCCGGGGCGTCAGGCTTACCGTGAACTGCGATTGCTGGCTGGTCAGGCGGCAAGGCAGCAGGGTGACAAAAAAGCAGGTGTGCCGGTACTGGATAACCCGCGCCTTGATGCCATTCTGGCTGCTGCTGATGCTGGTTGTTTTGCCACCTATATCATGAAGCAGGGAGGTGTACTGGTTCCCCGTAAATATCACCTCATCAGAACTGCTTATGAAATTAACGAAGAGCCGACCGCCTATGGCGATCACGGTATTCGTATTTATGGCATCTGGTCACCCATTGCAGAGGGCAAGATCTGCACTCATGCAGTGAAGTGGAAAATGGTTCGTAAGGCCGTTGACGTTCAGGAGGCGGCAGCCGACCAGGGCGCTTGCGCCCCTTGGACTCGTGGCAATAACTGTCCCCTTGCTGAAAATTTGAACCAACAGGAGAAAGATAAATCAGCTGATGGGGACCCCAGAACGGACTTTACCCGCATGGATGACAAGGAGTTGCACGATTACCTGCACAGTATGAACAAAAAGGGGCGCCGGGAACTGGCTGCAAGGTTACGTCTGGTGAAACCGAAACGGCGTAGAGACTACAAACAGCGAATTACAGACCATCAACGACAGCAGCTCGTCTATGAACTGAAATCCAGAGGATTTGATGGCAGCGAGAAAGAGGTCGATTTACTCCTTCGCGGCGGCAGTATTCCGTCAGGAGCAGGCCTGCGTATCTTCTATCGGAACCAGCGTTTGCAGGAAGATGATAAGTGGCGGAACCTGTATTAATTACGCTGGTTAACAATTCATGCTCTTAATAATACCAGGCATATCAGGCTGATAAGCGTAAAAAAAACGTTTTACATCAGTAAGATTATTATATACTGTAAATATAAACAGTGGTTATACATACAGCGTTGCGTGTGGTGTCATAGGAGGAAAGATGCAGGACTATTTTTTGGAGTCTTTGAAGCTCCAGCGCATTGATTTTTTTCTTAAGCTTGTAGCGGCTAGTGAGTGTAGTGATGAAGAGAAGGGGCTGGCTCTGCAGTGGGTTTCTGAATTGACTGATGAACTCATGGCAAAAATCAGAAGCCACGAATACAACCGCTCAATGGATGTCATCAGCTGAGGTGACTTTTATGCGCATTGAAATAATGATCGATAAAGAGCAGAAGATTAGCCAGTCTACCCTGGACGCCCTTGAATCCGAGCTTTACCGCAATCTGCGCCCCCTGTATCCCAAAACGGTAATCCGTATCCGTAAAGGTAGCTCTAACGGTGTGGAACTGACCGGACTGCAACTGGACGAAGAAAGAAAACAAGTGATGAAAATTATGCAGAAGGTGTGGGAAGACGACAGCTGGCTGCATTGATTTTGTCAATAGACGCTTGTTTTTACTAATCAAAAAGGGTTACATATGAGTGAGAGGCGATGTCAATCAGATATCGCCTTGTTTTTTGTCAAGAAAAGAATAATAGGCTAAAAATGAAAATTAATAATGTAGCGTTACCAATATCTCTTGCTGTAATCCTAACTGGTTGCGTGCCACATGCTTCTAACCGAAATATCACTGCTATTGAAGTGGTGAAGCCTGCTATTGGGCAAAGTGCTACCGCCTACATGGGCGATCCCATTATCACATCTGCTACTGGATTTAAAACGGACGTACTAGAACTTGGTGCGGCTAATGGTGCATTGTCTTCTATCGCTGCTGGTACATATTGCAGTGAGGGGAATGGAATTTACCGCAATTATCATAACCCTCAAGCTGTTGCGTTAAAAAATCTCTATGGGCAAATCGGTAACTATGTTGATTATGTTAGTTACGATGCTGCAAAAAATGAGATATCACCGCCAAATGGTACTTCTTATACTGCATCAGAAATTTCTATCAAACGTGTTCCTGATGGGCTGTGTCGAGTTAGTAACTCATTGGTTAAGACTATCGAATACAATGGAAATGCAGGCGGTGTAATGAAGTTCACCTATCGTGAATTTGCAAACGATATGGCTCGTGCAGCATTTACAACAGATTTTTCTGTAGATTCTAAGGGAAGTGACGTTATCGCTTACAAAGGTGCCAAGTTCAAAGTGAACAAGGCTGATAACTCGTCTATTTCTTATACAATTATTTCTGGCTTTGACAAGGCTGTCACGTTCTAGATTTCACGCTTACTGAGTATGTTACGATTTTGCACATTCTGCATAAGCGCGCATGTCTATGCTGCATGAGATCGCATGATCGTTTGAGGATCTTTTGTATTAAGGCCCGCCAGTTCTGGCGGGCTTTTGCGTAGATCATGCAGGTGCATGAAAACCACTACATAAAGCGGGCAGGCGTGGCGGGGATACGAGCGCGCGCTGGAGGGATAAATGGAATTGAAAATGTACCTTCTTAGAGATAACCTTCGCTAAAACTTTATTACTAAGGAGTGATAATGAGTACCTGGAACCAAGCCTATTCTGCAAGAGAAGATTTGAAATCGTATGGTGATAATGGACTGGCTTTGTTTGCGTTAGCATTACATTTTAGAATTGATGACATTGATAGTGTCGCAGCAGAGTCCATTACCGATGGACATGACGATAAGAAATGTGACCTTGTGTATATTAATGAAGAAGAAGAATTTGCTGTACTTGCTCAATGCTATTTCTCAAGCAAAGATAGACAGGAAGCTCCAGCAAATAAAGCGAGTGATCTTAATATTGCTTTAGCATGGCTTCTGCAAAGAGATTTGCATGATGTACCCGATAGAATAAAATCTTCTGCTCAACAGATACGGACATCAATCAAACAAGGGAAAATTAAAACTCTGTACGTTTGGTATGTTCATAACTTACCATCTTCAACAAATGTGGCTCAAGAGCTAATTACGGTTCAGCAGACAGCAACAACTATTTTAAAACATGATTTTGAAGATGCTAAAATACAAGTGCATGCAATGGAAGTAGGCACTGAAAAGTTGACGGAATGGTATAGTGAATCACTATCACCAATACTGGTTGATGAGATTTTTAATATTAAAGTCAGTGATGGTGGCTACGAAATAAAAGGAGATAATTGGAATGCATTCTGTACTACCATTCAGGGAAGAGATTTAGCTAGAGCGTACAAAAAGCATAAATTAAAAATATTTTCAGCAAATGTTAGAGACTACCTTGGATCAAGGTCATCTGATTCAAATATCAATAATGGTATCCGTAACAGTGCGGAAAATTCAGCATCAGAATTTTGGGCATACAATAATGGCGTAACTGTTTTGGTTCATGAATATAAATTCAATGAAGCATCAAAGAATCTTGAAATCAGAGGGATGTCAATAGTTAATGGAGCACAGACAACAGGTGCTTTAGGAACGCTGCCACGATTACCTCCAGAATCAGTTAAAGTCCAAGCTAGATTTATAAAAGTCAAAGATGCGGATGCTGATCTAATTCAGAATATAATTCAGTATAATAACAGTCAGAATAAAGTTGAAGCATCTGATTTCAGAAGCACAGACAAAATTCAAAAACGACTTAAAAATGAATTTGCTTCTATTCCTGATGCTGAATATGATGGAGGAAGACGAGGAGGTGCTGAAAGTGTCATTCGTCGAAAAACTAATCTACTGCCTTCTTATACTGTTGGTCAAGCTTTGATGAGTTTCCATGGAGAGCCGACGGTGGCTTATAATCAGCGATCTGCAATTTGGACTAATGACTCTCATTATTCTAAGATTTTTAATGACAGTACAAAAGCTTCACATATTGTTTGTGCGTATTCTCTCATGCGGTGTATTGAGAACAAGAAAATAGCTTTGGCAAAGAAAGATACTCTTTCAAAAAATGATAGCGCTCAATTGGGATATCTCAGGCATCGTGGTTCAATACCTTTATTGTGCTCGGCTATTGCCGAATGTTTGGAAAACTTTTTGGGCCGTCCCGTTCCTAATTTATTTAGAGTTTCGTTTGGAAGTACGGTCTCTCCTTCTCAGGCTGAAAGTATTTGGGAGCCAATTGTAGATGTGTGTCTGGCTTTAAGTAATCAGTTGCTGCCTGCACTGGTTGAAGGAGGGTTGAAAAGTCCTACAAAAGTTAAAGATTGTATATCAAATTTTTCACAGCTTATTACTGCAACGGCCCAAATGAACCAGCCTGTATATGAGGCATTTGAGAAAAAAATCAAATCCGCATTCTAACTAAAAGAAGGCCTTGTAAGAGGCCTTCTTGATATTTTACTGTTCAGCGAACATATTGTCGTCATAATGAGTATGTCGCAAAACGGATAATTTCATCTTTCAACCATCTATTTAGTTCCTGTAGCCGTTTCTGTAGCGGCATCAATTCGTTACGAACAAAAACGCAACTGGCTTTCTCTACATCCCCAAACCCCCCAACATTATTAGGCATAATCCCCATCATTTGCGGCGGCACACGATGCGCCGCCATCATGTCATCCCGGCTCACGTTCTTGATATTCAAAAACTCATCCTTCGCTGCGACCTCTGACAACGGGATAATCTGAAGCCCGTCCTTTTTGCCGTTAGGCGAGTACATAAACAGGTTGCGGAAGTTGCCAGGACCTTTGGCGCTTTTCATCGCATTGCGGAGGTTGTTCACGTCCTCCTGGTTCTGCGCGGCATCGGTCATGTACATGATGAAGCCTGCATGGCTGCCGTTAATGTAATACTTACGGCGGAACAGCGTGGCGGACTCGTTGAGCAGGGCTGACGGAATGGCAGAAAGATAACCGGGCAGGCCGTAGATCTCCTGGTTGATGTCCGGTTCCATCAGATGAAAAATGCTGCCTTTTGTGAACTGATACGGCTGCGTAGTCATGCCGTATTGCACAAACCAGTAGGTATCCAGGTCTAATCCGCGTCGGGTGTATTTTGCCAGAGCAGGCTCAAGGGCGATAACTTCACCGAACCGGTTCGTGCGTTTCTCCAGGTAGGCGTTACCAAAAACCAGATAGTCCTGCACAAAACGTGAAAAAGCCTGCTGGCTGAGCAGCGGGTGAGGGATGTAGGTGCTGGTCAGAATGTTGCATTTCACTGCAATCGGTGAGCTGTGGTGCACGGCGGCGCGAAAGGTACGCGCCAGTCCGTCAAAACTCACTGGCGGCTCATACCAGCGATCTGTCTGTACGCATTCCACATAGTCCAGCAGTTCGCGGCGGTCCAGAACAGGAACGGGATCGCCAAAGCTGAATGCTTCGGCTGAAGTCTGGCTTTTATGCTGAATCTGGTTCGTCGATGCAGCGCGGTTCTTCTTACTCTTTCCCATCAAAAAATCTCCACAATATTGCTGGTATTGGCGGACTCGCCCTGCAGCGGTTCGTTAAACAGTGCGTGCATTGTTGCCCAGGCCAGATCGGCATGGCTGGCTTCTTCGCTGCGGCTGGCTTCATAGGTCGGGCGGTTGCCGCTGGCGGTGGTGGCGCGACGGATTGCCATAAATGACTGCGCTATGTCGGTGTGTCCGGCGTCAAACTCCAGACGACGGTGACTGATAATGTCGTAGGCTTTGAGTACCAGGGCATTTTTAACGTTGGGGTTGTAGACAAACTCCCGGACGGCAGGAAAGAACGCTTTCACGTTCTCGTAAACCCCGTGACCGACACCTGTCGAGTCGATGCCGATGTATGTCACGTTGTACTGTTCGGTCAGTTTTTTGATGGCGTCAGCCTGGGCGCGGAAGTCCATCCCGCGCCACTGGTGACGCTCAAGAATGCGGAACTTACCGCCCGGCACGGCTGGCGGTGCCACCACCACGCACCCGGCGCTGTCGCCGTTTTGCGTACCTTTTGCCGGGTCATAACCGATCCACACTTCGCGCCAGCCAAACGGGCGCAGGGCCAGTGCATGAAAGTCGGTCCAGACTTCCCAACTGTCCACCATGCACGCCTGCAGCTCGCTGAGCGGGAACACGGACGCGAGATCGTCCACGAACTCACACATCAGCAGGTTCTGGTATTCGTCCGGGCTGTACTCCATGCGCAACTGGTCGAGGTCGAACAGGTTACAGCCGCCGCGCACCGCATCTTCCACGGTGACTATCTGGCGGTATTGCCCGTCTGCGCACAGCAGGCCGGGGGCCAGATTGCTGTGGGACAGGTCGATGTCCACCTTGTCAGCTTTGTTGCGCCCACGGTTGAACAGCGCACCGGACCAGAACGGATAAGCACTGTGGGTCAGACTGGATGGTGTGGAAAAATAGGTCTGCCGCCATTTCTTGTGAATAGCCATACCGGAAGCCACTTTGCGTAGCTCCTGAAATTTCGGTATCCAGAAATATTCATCCAGATACAGGTTGCCGTGATAACTCTGGGCCGTGCGGGCATTGGTGCCGAGGAAGTAAAGCGTGGCCCCGTTAGGAAGCACCATCGGATCGCCTTTCAGCTCCACCTCCACTTCTTTGGCGAAGTTGATGATGTACTGCTTAAAGACGTGGGCCTGTGCCTTACTGGCGGAAAGGAAAATCTGGTTACGCCCGGTAAGCAGGGCGTCAATCAGGGCTTCACGGGCAAAGTAAAAGGTCGCGCCGATCTGGCGTGACTTCAGCAGGTTGCGGATGCGGTTGGTTTTTCCGGCTTCCCACCAGTGGCGCTGGTAGTTGAACATGGAGGAATGGAAGATTTCTTCCAGCTTCTCAATCTGTTCATCGGTGAAGACATTTTTTTCCGGCTGACGGCGCGGGCCTTTGTTGCGGTTGGCGACGTTAGGGTTCAAGTCGGCTTCGTTGCCGCCATTGTTAAACTTGCCGATCCGCGCGTGGCGCTCAGACTGGCGCGCCAGCAGGTCAATCTCTTTGAAATCTTTCCCTTCTTTGTGCTCCTTCATAATGAGCTGGCAGTAGCGTGCGGCAGTGGTGAGCTGCATCTGATCCAGCGGCCCATAGTCACCCCACTTGTCGCGTTTTTTCCAGCTGTGAACGGTTGCAACTTTCTCGCCCAGCATTTCAGCAATGCGGGCTACGCGGTATCCCTGAAAGTACAGCAGCATGGCCTGCCGACGGGGATCGAGATCTGCGGGTGTCAGTGTGGTGTTCATGGCATAAACCTACAGCCTTGAATGACGGCTTTCCCCGCCTGCGGTTTGTGTGGTTGTCGGTACAAATACCGCGCATTGTTTCACTGCCCCCATCACCGCAACCATAAGGCTCCAGTAAGTTTTTTCTAACGGAGCACGGCTCATGACAGTGAAAGCAAAGCGTTTTCGCATCGGGGTGGAAGGTGCCACCACTGACGGACGCGAAATCCAGCGTGAATGGCTGGAACAGATGGCAGCCAGCTACAACCCGGCGGTGTATACCGCGCTGATTAACCTTGAGCACATCAAGTCTTATCTGCCGGACAGCACCTTTAACCGCTACGGCAAGGTGACGGCGCTGTTTGCTGAAGAAATCACGGAAGGTCCGCTGGCAGGCAAGATGGCGCTGTATGCCGACGTTGAGCCAACGGAGTCCCTGGTGGAACTGGTGAAAAAAGGCCAGAAATTATTCACCTCTATGGAAGTCAGCCCGAAGTTCGCTGATACGGGCAAAGCCTACCTGGTCGGCCTGGCTGCCACTGATGACCCTGCCAGTCTGGGCACTGAAATGCTGACATTCAGCGCCAGTGCAGCCCATAACCCACTGGCAAACCGCAAGCAGAATCCTGCCAATCTCTTTACCGCTGCAGAGGAAACGGTGATCGAACTGGAAGAAATCCAGGACGACAAACCGTCCCTGTTTGCCCGCATCACGGCGCTGTTTACCAAAAAAGAGCAGTCCGATGACGCCAGGTTCTCTGATGTGCATAAGGCCGTGGAGCTGGTCGCCACTGAGCAGCAGAACCTGAGCGCACGCACCGAAAAATCCCTGTCTGAGCAGGAAGAACGCCTGTCTGAGCTGGAGACTGCCCTGCAGGCACAGCAAACCGCCTTTAACGAACTGGTGGACAAGCTGAGTCATGAAGACAGCCGCCAGGACTACCGCCAGCGTGCAACAGGCGGTAACGCCCCCGCTGACACTCTGACCAATTGCTGATGGAGCACAAAACCCGATGAAGAAGAATACCCGCTTTGCTTTTAACGCTTACCTGCAGCAGCTGGCGCGTCTGAACGGTGTGGCAGTTGAAGAACTGTCCAGCAAGTTCACCGTGGAGCCGTCTGTGCAGCAGACGCTGGAAGACCAGATCCAGCAGTCCGCCGCTTTCCTGACGCTGATTAACGTCACGCCAGTGACTGAGCAGTCCGGTCAGCTGCTGGGGCTGGGTGTTGGCAGCACCATTGCCGGAACCACTGACACCACCGCGAAAGAGCGTGAACCTGTCGATCCGACGCTGATGGTCGATGTGGAATACAAATGCGAACAGACCAACTTTGACACGGTGCTGACCTACGCGAAGCTGGACCTGTGGGCGAAGTTTCAGGATTTCCAGGTGCGTATCCGTGACGCCATCGTGAAACGTCAGGCACTGGACCGCATCATGATCGGCTTTAACGGTGTGAAGCGTGCGAAAACCTCCAACCGTAGCGAAAACCCGCTGCTGCAGGATGTGAACAAAGGCTGGCTGCAGAAAATCCGTGAGGATGCACCGGATCACGTCATGGGCAGCACCACCACGGGCGGTGAAACCACACCGGGCGCGGTGAAAGTCGGAAAAGGTGGCGAATATGCCAACCTGGACGCCGTGGTGATGGATGCCGTCAATGAGCTTATCGACGTGGTCTACCAGGACGATGACGATCTGGTGGTGATTTGCGGTCGTGAGCTGCTATCTGACAAGTATTTCCCGTTGGTCAACAAAGAGCAGGAAAACAGTGAAAAACTGGCTGCCGATATGATCATCAGTCAGAAACGCATGGGAGGCCTGCAGGCCGTGCGTGCGCCGTTCTTCCCGCCGAATGCGCTGCTGATCACCCGTCTGGATAACCTGTCCATCTACTGGCAGGAAGACACCCGCCGCCGTTCAGTTATCGACAACCCGAAACGTGACCGGATTGAAAACTTTGAATCCGTTAACGAAGCCTATGTGGTTGAGGACTACCGCTGCGCCGCACTGGTGGAAAACATCCAGATTGGCGATTTCAGCGCCGCCGCAGCAGAAACCGGAGAGTAATCCATGAGCCTGAGTCCCGCACGGCAGCATCGCCTGCGCGTTCAGGCTGAACAGGCCGCCCGCGAGGGCGGCAGTGTTCGCCACGCATCGGGCTATGACCTGATGCTGCTGCAACTGGCGGAAGACCGCCGCCGTCTCAAGGGCGTTCAGTCCACGGTCAAAAAAGCGGAAATCAAGGTGGAGCTGCTGCCGAAGTACGCCGCCTGGGCAGAGGGTGTCCTGGCTGCCGGAGGCGCTCAACAGGATGACGTGCTGATGTACGTGATGCTGTGGCGCATTGATGCCGGAGATTATGCCGGGGCGCTGGAGATCGGGCGTCATGCCCTGCGTCATGGCTGGGTGATGCCGCTGGGTAACCGCAACGTGCAGACCGTGCTGGCAGAGGAAATGGCAGACGCCGCGCAGAGCGCAATGCTTGCCGCCACCGGCTTTGATGCCGATCTGTTGCTGCAGACGCTGGAGCTGACAGACGGTCTGGATATGCCGGACCAGTCACGGGCGCGTCTGCATAAAGCGATTGGCGCTGTCCTGAGTGAAAACAATCCGGCTTCCGCCCTTAATCATCTCAACCATGCGTTACAGCTCGATCCCCGCTGTGGCGTGAAAAAAGACAAACAGCAGCTGGAGCGCAGACTGCGCAATGACAGCCGCTGACAGAACGTGCCCCCGCGCACGGGCGGCACGGGGTGGCGAAAGGCACTGCCACATCAAAACCCCGTCCACCGCCCTCTATTTCAGGAGAAAGCAGCATGAAGTTTGTTGCGCCAGAACAGGCACCGGAACAGGCGGAAATCATCAGAAATACGCCGTTCTGGCCTGATGTGGACCTGTCGGAGTTTCGCAGCGTGATGCGCACTGACGGCACGGTGACGCAGCCGCGTTTAAAGCAGGTTGCGCTGTCGGCAATTTCGGAGGTCAACGCAGAGCTGTATGAGTTTCGCAGACGTCAGCAGATGCTGGGGTATGTGTCGCTGGCTGAGGTTCCGGCTGAACAGCTGGACGGCAAAAGTGAGCGCATTCATCACTATTTCAACGCGGTTTACTGCTGGGCACGCGCCATGCTCAACGAGCGTTATCAGGACTATGACGCCACGGCATCCGGTGTGAAGCGGGGCGAGGAACTGGCGGAAGCAAGCGGTGATTTGTGGCGTGACGCCCGCTGGGCTATCAGCCGGGTGCAGGATGCGCCGCACTGCACAGTGGAACTTATCTGATGAAAGTGCGTGCGTATCAGTATGACACGGTGGACGCGCTTTGCTGGCGTCATTACGGGCGCACGCAGGGTGTCACGGAGCAGGTACTGAAGGCAAATCCGGGGCTTGCCGAATACGGCCCCTTTTTACCTCACGGGCTGCAGGTGGAGCTGCCGGACATACCGACAACCACTACCGTGCAGACCGTCCAGCTATGGGACTGAATTATGACGCTTGAGCGAATCAGCGCCTTTATCACGTATTGCATCGCCGTCGTGCTGGCCTGGCTGGGCGATTTGTCCATCAAGGATGCCTCAACGCTGGGCGGCCTGATGATTGGTGTGCTGATGCTGGCTATCAACTGGTACTACAAACACAAAGCCTACCAGCTTCTGCGCGACGGGCAGATCTCGCGGGAGGACTATGAATCCATCAATCGTTAAACGCTGCCTTGTCGGGACCGTGCTGGCTATTGCTGCCACGCTGCCGGGTTTTCAGCAGCTTCACACCTCCGTGGAGGGGCTGAAACTGATTGCTGATTACGAAGGCTGTCGTCTGCAGCCGTATCAGTGCAGCGCGGGTGTCTGGACCGACGGCATTGGTAATACATCGGGCGTCATCCCGGGCAAAACCATTACGGAACGACAGGCAGCGGAAGGGCTGATCTCCAACGTGCTGCGTGTGGAGCGGGCGCTGGAAAGGTGTGTGAAGCAACAGCCGCCGCAGAAGGTGTATGACGCTGCGGTGTCGTTTGCCTTCAACGTGGGAACGGGCAATGCCTGCAGTTCCACACTGGTGAAATTACTCAATCAGCGGCGCTGGGCGGATGCGTGCCGACAGTTGCCGCGCTGGGTTTATGTAAAAGGTGTTTTTAATCAGGGGCTGGATAACCGCCGTGCGCGGGAGATGGCCTGGTGCTTACAGGGAGCAAACTGAAATGAAAAAGAAATTAATCAGCGGACTGTTTCTGATGTTATGGATGGCGCTGTTAATCGCAGCAATGGTGTATCCGCAGGGGATTTTTCCGGTCCTGGCAGCGTCCGGTGTCTGGGTAGCCTGTCTGCTGACATGGGGGGCAATTACGGTAGCACTGGCTGCGTTAATTAAGAATGGCCTGCTCTGGCAGGAGTTAAGGGCATCTTTGCTGAAGACAATTACCCGAAAAGAAAACGTATTTATCAGCTGGGTGATGCGATTGCTGATTGTCGTCAGTCTCGCCTGGACGGGGTGGGCTATTACCCTGGTCTTTTATCTACTGACCGTTATTGCCTTCTGGATCACCCGTAATCAGATGGCGCAACAGGTAGCCGCATGAACCGGTTGCTGCTGGTTGTGCTGGCGTTATTACTGGCGGCGCTGGGCTGGCAGACGTGGCGTCTGGCTGATGCCAGCCAGACCATCAGCACGCAGGCAGACGAACTGCAGAGCAAAAGTCAGGCGCTGGCAAAGAGCAACAGCCAGCTTATCAGCCTGTCCATTCTGACTGAAACCAATAACCGGGAGCAGGCGCGGCTCTATGCCGAAGCAGAACAGACCATTGCACTGCTGAGACAACGACAACACCGGATTGAGGAACTGAAACGTGAGAACGAGGATTTACGCCGCTGGGCTGATACTCCTTTGCCTGCTGACATTATCCGGCTGCGGGAACGCCCCACACTCACCGGAGGTGCAGCTTACCGTCAGTGGTTGTCCGCGAGTGACGCCGTGTCGGCTGGGGCAGGCAGCGCCGCGCACTAACGGTGACCTGAACGCGTTGCTGGATGAAACGGAGGCCGCCTGGGCGGTCTGTGCAGACAAAGTGGACATGATTATTGCGTGTCAGGAGCGAAACAGTGAACAAACCACAATCCCTGCGCCACGCCCTCAATAAAGCGGTGCCTTATGTCCGCAATAACCCGGACAAACTGCATCTGTTTGTGGATAACGGTTCGCTGGTTGCCACGGGGGCCAGCTCCATGTCATGGGAGTACCGCTATACCCTGAACGTGGTGATAGAGGATTTCAGCGGCGACCAGAATCTGCTGATGGCCCCGGTTTTACTGTGGCTTCGGGATAACCAGCCTGATGCCATCAATAACCCGGCGTTACGGGAAAAGCTATTCACCTTTGAGGTGGATATTTTGCGCAACGATGTCTGTGATATCAGCCTTAACCTGCAACTGACGGAACGTGTGCTGGTCAGTACTGACGGCAGTGTGTCGAGCGTTGAAGCTGTAGCAGAACCCGATGAACCTGAAGAAATGTGGACGGTGAAACGTGGCTGAACTGCAGAAGGTGGACGACTGGCTGAGTGCCTTGCTGGCGAATCTGGAACCAGCCACGAGAAGCCGCATGATGCGCCAGCTGGCGCAGGAACTGCGCCGGACACAGCAGCAGAATATCAGGATGCAGCGCAATCCAGATGGCAGCAGTTATGAACCGCGCAGGGTAACAGCACGCAGCAAAAAAGGCCGCATCAAACGTCAGATGTTTGCAAAGCTGCGCACCACAAAATACCTGAAAACTGCCGCCAGCGCCGACTCTGCCAGCGTACAGTTTGAAGGCAAGGTGCAGCGTATTGCCCGTGTTCACCATTACGGCCTGCGCGATCGCGTCAGTCGCAAAGGACCGGAAGTGCGTTATGCAGAGCGGCGGTTGCTTGGTATCAATAACAAGATGCAGTCTGTCATTGGAGATATATTGCATCAGTGGCTGTTTAAATGAGCCAACTAATTTGGTTAATCTAATTTATTCGTTGTTAACGAATATCATATTTTTAATTTTTTATGGATATGCTCCATCCCTAAATTAGATATCTCTTTTTTTAGCTGGGTTTCACTTGCAGTTATCCAGTTTTTTCCACAGTTTGGTAGAAGCATCTCGCTACTTGACGGATTGATAAGTTTTACTTTTTCATTCTTTATAATTTTGTTTTTCAAATAACTTTTACTTATTAAGGCTGATTTTTCAGTTATAACGAGATAAAAAAATATGCTTCCAAAAAATATACCTTTTAAAATAATACCGCTGCGTAACAGAACAGGGTCATTTTTGGTTATTCTCATTTTAAAGGGAGAGCAAAGGTTGTCTTCACTTGTAGGTATATTAAGTTCGCTTTTTTGCTCGTCAGTAAGTTTAAGAGGCATGAGCAGTCCAGCGAAGAGCATGACATCTTTTTCTGAAGGCAAAGGTTCTCCGCGGAGAATATAATCTTTATATGCGCCAAAAATATGTGTGGATGGATCATTGACCGCGCTTGCCGAGTTGTAAGAAATTTTCATTAACCAGCGTAGCAATAAATGATAATCATAAGTTATAGTCGTTTGTGTCTTTAGATAAAGTTGGGTTAAGAAACCGTTTCTGGCTAAAAACTGACTTCCATAATCATCTAAAAAACTTAATGCTCCACCATTGCATGTTTTACAAACATCGGCAATTGTTGCCTCACCACCAATTATATCATTTGCTCTCTCGTTCCAGCCTATAAAACGATCTCCAGATTCTTTTTGATATTTATATATAAATTTAGGGATAATATGTTCTCTTTCTATTATTCCATCTTGTTCGCAATATCTGCAGTGCATTATTTTCTCCGTTGATTTTATTTATCGTTAATTTTCAGTTGTAATGTGCCATCCATCATACAACGGTATGTTATCGACTGAAATTCCATTTAGTTTAACATTTTTACATGAACGCACAATTAACCGAAATCATGCGCCTTATCACCAACCTGATCCGCACTGGGGTAGTCACCGAAGTGGACAGGGAAAACTGGCTTTGCCGAGTGAAAACGGGCGACCTTGAAACTAACTGGATCAGTTGGCTGACGCTGCGTGCAGGAAATGCCCGGACATGGTGGCGACCATCGGAAGGTGAGCAGGTGGTGCTGCTGAGTCTGGGCGGTAATCTGGAAACCGCGTTTGCCCTGCCTGCGGTCTACTCAAACCAGTTTCCGCCACCTTCAGGCTCTGAGGACGGCAACGTGACGGAATACCCGGACGGCGGCTGGTTTGAATACGAACCCGCCACCGGGCGCTGGTATGTCAGGGGCATCAAATCAATGGTCATTGAGGCCGCTGACAATATCACCCTGAAAACCAGTGAGTTTGTGCTGGAGGCTGACCGCACGCGTATTAACAGCGAAGTGGTGATCAATGGTGGCGTTACCCAGGGCGGCGGAGCGATGAGCTCTAACGGGATTGTGGTTGATGCGCATCAGCATACTGGCGTCCTGAAAGGCGGCGATACAACCGGAGGCCCGGTATGACGCTTTATAGCGGGATGAACAATACCAGCGGCAAAGTCATTACTGATATTGATCATCTGCGCCAGTCGGTGCGGGACATTCTGCTGACACCGCAGGGTAGCCGTATTGCCCGCCGTGAATATGGTTCCCTGCTGTCGGCACTGATAGACCAGCCACAAAATCCGGCGTTACGCCTGCAGGTCATGTCGGCAGTGTATGTGGCGCTGAGTCGCTGGGAGCCACGGCTGACGCTGGATTCCATCACCATCAACAGCCATTTTGACGGTTCAATGGTGGTGGAGCTGAGCGGGCGGCGTAATAACGGTGTGCCTGTTTCCCTTTCCGTATCAACAGGAGCAGAGAATGGCAGTGATTGACCTTTCGCAGTTGCCTGCGCCGCAGATTGTGGATGTGCCGGACTTTGAGACGCTGCTTGCCGAACGCAAGGCCGAATTTGTTGCGCTTCATCCGAAAGATGAGCAGGAAGCAGTGATCCGCACGCTGGAACTGGAATCTGAACCCGTCACCAAATTGCTGCAGGAGAACGCTTACCGTGAGTTGCTTCTGCGCCAGCGCATTAACGAAGCCGCGCAGGCTGTGATGGTGGCTTACGCGATGGGCAGCGATCTTGACCAGCTCGCTGCCAACTACAACGTGAAACGCCTGACGGTGACGCCTGCTGATAATGACGCTGTGCCGCCCGTTGCAGCTGTGATGGAAAGCGATGAAGCGTTACGCCTGCGTGTGCCTGCAGCCTTTGAAGGGCTTTCAGTTGCGGGGCCAACTGCAGCTTATGAATTTCATGCCCGAAGCGCCGACGGTCGGGTGGCGGATGCCAGTGCAACCAGCCCGGCACCTGCAGAGGTGGTGCTGACTGTCCTTAGCCGCGAAGGCGATGGAACTGCAGAAAAAGACCTGCTGGACGTGGTGGAAAAAGCTCTGAACAGTGAGAACGTCCGCCCGGTGGCTGACCGTCTTACGGTTCGCAGCGCAGAAATCATCCCGTATCGCGTGGAAGCCACCATTTTTCTCTATCCGGGACCGGAAGCAGAGCCGGTAATGGCAGCGGCAAAAGCCAGCCTGCAGAAGTACATCGCCAGTCAGACGCGTCTTGGTCGGGATATTCGCCGTAGCGCCATCTTTGCCGCCCTGCATGTTGAGGGTGTGCAGCGTGTGGAGCTGGCTTCTCCTCTGGCGGATGTGGTCCTGAACAAAACACAGGCGGCATCATGTACGCAGTGGAGCGTAACCAACGGAGGAACGGATGAATAGTCTGCTGCCACCGGGTTCAACACCACTGGAGCGCCGACTGGCGCAAACCTGCAGCGGGATTTCTGATCTGCAGGTGCCGCTTCGTGACTTGTGGAATCCGGCAACCTGTCCGGTCAGTTTCCTGCCTTATCTCGCCTGGGCGTTCTCTGTGGATCGCTGGGACGAGGGCTGGACAGAAAGCGTCAAGCGCCAAGTGGTGAAGGATGCTTTTTATATTCATCAGCATAAAGGGACCACCAGTGCCGTGCGGCGGGTGGTGGAGCCGTTCGGCTTTCTGATCCGCATTATTGAGTGGTGGCAGACCGGAGAGGCACCGGGCACGTTTCGCCTGGATATCGGCGTGCAGGACCAGGGCATCACTGAAGATACCTATCTGGAACTTGAGCGACTGATAAGCGATGCCAAACCATGTAGCCGTCACATGATCGGCATGTCCATCAATCTGCAGACCAGCGGCCCGCATTGGGTGGGAGCCGCCAGCTATCTTGGCGAAGAAATCACGATCTATCCGTATATCAACGAAACGATTATTTCCGGTGGCACCGCGCATGAAGGCGGGGCGGTCCATGTTATTGACACAATGAGAGTGAATCCATGAGCACAAAATTTTATACCCTGCTGACGGATATTGGCGCGGCGAAACTTGCCAGCGCCGCCGCGCTCGGTGTGCCGCTAAAAATTACCCATATGGCGGTGGGCGATGGCGGCGGAGTATTGCCAACGCCGGACGCAAAGCAGACGGCACTGGTAAATGAGAAACGCCGGGCTGCGCTGAATATGCTCTATATCGACCCGCAGAACAGCAGCCAGATTATTGCTGAACAGGTGATCCCTGAAAATGAGGGTGGTTGGTGGATACGTGAAGTGGGTCTGTTTGATGAGTCCGGGGCATTGATTGCCGTAGGCAACTGCCCGGAAAGCTATAAGCCGCAACTGGCTGAAGGCAGCGGGCGCACCCAGACCGTGCGCATGGTGCTGATTACCAGCAGTACGGACAATATCACCCTGAAAATCGACCCTGCTGTAGTGCTGGCAACCCGTAAATACGTGGATGATGAAGTCCTGGAATTAAAGCTGTATGTGGATGACCAGATGAGAAACCACATTGCCGCACAAGATCCTCATACCCAGTATGCGCAGAAACATAATCCGACATTTACCGGAGAACCAAAAGCGCCGACGCCTGCAGCAGGAAATAACACCACGCGGATTGCGACCACTGAGTTTGTTCAGGCCGCTATTACTGCTCTGATTAACGATGCGCCAGCCACGCTGGACACACTGAAAGAAATTGCCGCAGCCATTAACAATGACCCGAAATTCAGTACCACCATTAACAATGCGCTGGCACTAAAAGCACCGCTGTCGAGTCCGGCACTCACCGGAACGCCAACAGCACCTACTGCGGCACAGTCGGTCAACAATACACAGATTGCCACTACAGCTTTTGTGAAATCAGCGATTGCAGCAATGGTGGGTTCTGCACCTGCGGCACTGGATACACTGAACGAACTGGCGGCGGCACTGGGGAATGATCCGAACTTTGCCACGACAATGCTTAATGCGCTGGCAGGTAAACAACCGCTGGACAATACGCTTACCAATTTGAGTGGAAAGGATGTAGCTGGTCTTCTCGCATACCTTGGT